CTTCGTTTTGAATTTCTCGAAGAAACATGTTGGTCGAACCTTTACTAACCTATATACTGAGGACGTCGCTCTTGCTGTAGCGAATACCGTCCCATGATGTATGTGATTAAGCCTTTATTGGCCAAAGCTTTTGTGTCGAAGCTTAATGGTTTACCATTTTTGCAGCAATGCAGAATTGGTTCCGTTTAGCTTGTCGTTTTAAACTTTAATGTTAATTATGTCAAGCTTTGGAACTTTTACTGCCCCCCTAAACAACAATGCTAATTACAAAGAAGGCGTTGTTACCTCCACGGAGGTAAACTATTCTTTTGTTCCCCAATCTGATCGTTATTCCATCAAACAATTTAATCGCGATGCTTTTAAGAAGAATCAAAAAGCTATGCGAATTTCTCGTATTAAACAATTACGTTCAGAAAAACCTAAGTCTGATATGATAGAGAAACCACATCTTACCAATTATAAGAAGACTTCCCAACAATCTAGTTTTGAATATGTACATAAAAGTTTGACTCAAGCTCTTTTTCCTGCCTCTATATTAGATCAGGCTAAATCTTTTGTTCAATCAAATTCTGGCTTAGATGATAGTGTGAAGCGTCTTTTTGATGTTCTTGAAGTTCTTGGTGCTTTAGCAATTTCTTTGCCCACTTGCAAAACTTCTACCCAAGTTGCTGCCCAATTTGTTTTATTTATTCGATCTTTAACTAAGGATTCTATTACTTCTAATATATTGAAACAGGCTGATACGCGTGCTTGGTGTACACGTTTATTCGGTTTGGATTTGTTTGAATCCCAGTCTTCCATTCCAGAAGAAGCTGGATGGTTAAATATGATTCCCGATTTGAGTGAAAAATGGGAAGCTATTCGTAACGCTCCTTTGTTTAGTAAGATTTCTAACATGATAGCCGTCGCTGCCTCTATTGGATTGTGTAGTGTTACTAACCTTAAGTGGTCTGTGGCTGGTGTCGATCTTTTTAGAGTGGGTACACTACAAAAACATTCTACTGCAGTAGACCTGGTTGGAGCCGTTTTAGATACAGTTATTGTTTTTATTGAAGGTGGTTATGAATGTTTTAAGCAACGTTCATTTGCCCCTTTATTCTTTTCATCTGACGCTAGCCGTGATTTAGATGCTCTTTATTTCCCTCTTATTGAGATGCATGAGCATGCTATGGTTTTTAATTTACACGAGAAGCCTATTGAGATTAGGGGAGTTACCAAGTGTCTCACTGATTTGGAATATGGTTCTTTGTTAGATGAGGCTTTAGAACTTGCCGACAAATCCCATAAATCCGCCCGTGGTACATGGCAACAAGGTGTTTTAGAGAAACGTATGGAAGTTTTGCGCAAGAATCGTGCCGCTTATAAAGCGAAGCGAATTAGCGGGTGCATGCGTTATGCTCCATTTACTATTTATATTCATGGTGCTTCTGGCGTGGGAAAATCTGCTGTTTCACAAATTCTTATGTCGGATTGTTTAAAGGCATCTGGTGCCAATCCTGACCCTACAAAAACTGCTATTCTTAAAGAATCCGATAAGTTTGATTCCTCTCTTAAGGGTGATACTGAAGGAATTTTCTTTGATGATATGGGAAATACAAAAGTGGATTTTCTGGATAAGTCGCCCACTGAACGCATGATAGATATTAATAACAATATGATCACGTATGCCAATAAAGCTGATCTCCATGAGAAAGGCAAAATTGAAATTCGTCCTCGTGTTTTTGTCATAACCAGTAACGTGCCTCTTATGAATCATGGTAATGCTGGCTCAGTTTGCCCTTTTTCAATTGTTCGCCGTGCTGATTTACATATTAAGGTTGAAGCAAAGAAAGATTTCCAAATGGATGATGGTAGATTAAATTCTAGAAAAGCTAATTCATATTTTCCTGGCACGTCTCTTGTTAATGATATATGGGATTTGACTCTTTCTGTACCACATGCATCATCTTCACGTGGTACTCGTTCTATAGACGGAACAAATGTTGATAAGTGTTATTCAATAATTGATACTCTACGTATAGCTACAACTATGTGTAAAGAACATTTTGAGAATCAGCGCTCATTGATAGCAAAGCAAGAGGCTCTTGTTTCTTCCCGAAAGTATTGTGACACTTGTTTACTGGGAGCGGATCTGTGTTCCTGTGTATCGGAAGAACAATCCAGTTTTGGAGAATCTTTTGAGTATATTGCCAGTCAGTTTGAATTTATGGGATATTTCACTGATTATTGCTTGAGTTTGATACCTATTATTTCTGTGATAATCTTATGGTAAAATCTCTGTATTTACTTTTCAATGCTCGAAGTTTTTTGACATGTGAGAGTATGGTTCGAACCACGCTCTTCCTTTCACTATCTATCGTTTTATTGGGCCTGCATTTAACCGGCACTGATTTTCCTTTACCTGTTATTATTACTTGCTTTTTACATTTTACGATATATATTTCTTTACTAGCTAGTTGGCGTGATGAACGCCTTAGTGTTTTAGCGAAACGTCGCGATATTTCTATGGATCTATTTGCGTCTATACGCCAGAGTAAGAAATTTCAATTGTGTGCAATGTGTCTCAGTGCAAAGCTATTATATAATTTTATTTCAATGTTCCGGACTGTTGCCAGTGTTCAACAAAACGCGTTGGCACCCGATAACGTGGAAGAAATAGCTACTCGTGACAGAGAGGTCAATCCATGGGCTACTGCGGTTGTTGCGAAAGTGCATATAAATGATCGCACTGCCACTATGACGCATGATCAAGTTGTGAAGAAAATTTCTCAGAATTTATTCCATGGGACTTTTTTGGAAAATGGCTTTGCTCAAACGTGTGATATTTTGGCAATTTCTGGCAATACTTTTCTTGTTCCTCTTCATTTGTTTAAAAATCGTAAGGACATGAAAGTGCTTATTACCAAATCAGAAGTTCCTTCCATAAATTCATCATTTAAGGGCTTCATGAGTGTTGAACACATGATTCCTATTCCTGGGAAAGATCTTGCTATCGTTAGTATTCCTTCAGGAGGTATTTTCTCTGATATTATACATTTGTTCCCCGATACAATTTCTGCCAGTGGATCTTCTACTTTTATGTTTCGTGAGTCTTCAGGTCGTTTGCGTAGTGATTCTATGTGGATAACATATACAAAGGATTCCGAATCTGGGGGTCCAGGTTACACTTATAATTGTCCATATAACACTTTTACAGGACTTTGTATGGCTGTAGCTGTGGCCAATTTCAAGTCGTCGTGTATTGCGGGTGTTCATTTGCGAGGCGTTAGTAATACGCCAGCAGGAAAGGCTCTAACTATCACTCAGGGAGAGTTACGTCACGCCCTTCATACCGCCCACAAGAAATGGGTTGGTGCCTTCCCTTCACATAGTAATGGTACATTTCCCACTATAAGATATGACACTCAGGTTTTGACATCTCAAGAGATTCATCCAAAATCTCCTATCAATTTCCTTCCGGAAGGTAGTAATATCGAATACTTGGGACAAGGCGGTCAGCGTGTTTCTATGACTCATAGTAGTGTTAAACAAACTCCTATTTCTGAACATGTTACTAATATTACAGGTGTTCCAAATGAGCATGGACCGCCAAGTTTCCATAGGTGGAAGATGTGGCAAGAATCTTTGGTCTATTCTGCAAATCCAGGTGCTGGCGTTGAACCTAGTTTGATTGCTCGTGCCTATACTGATTATACTAATGGACTAATTGACACGTTTATGAGTAAACCGTTCGCACAAATGACCCGAAATGAGTTGAAACCTCTGGACGAACTGGAAACTCTCTGCGGTCGTGATGGTGCTCGTTTTATCGATCAAATGCAGAAGGGTACATCCAAGGGTTTTCCGTTGAGTGGACCAAAAAGTGATATGATCACTCTGTTAGATCCATTGGACTACCCTAGTCATTCATGCCCTGCAGTTTGTGATAAACTCATTTTGGATGAAACTGAGGCTATGCGTGCTAAACTCAAAAAAGGAGAACGGTGTTACTCCATTTTCAAAGCTTGTGTCAAGGATGAGCCAACTAAGATTGGTAAGACTAAAGTGAGAGTTTTTCAGGCTGCTGATTGGGCTACTCAAATGCTGGTTCGACAGTACTTTTTACCTATAGCGCGTTTATTATCCCTATTCCCAGTAGTTTCTGAGTGTGCGGTTGGGATCAATGCGCAAGGGCCTGAGTGGGATCAATTAGCCCGTCACATGACTAAATTCGGTTCAGATAGAATTTTTGCTGGTGATTATAGTAAATATGATCTTCGCATGCCTGCTGCTCTCATTAATGCTGCTTTTGCTAGTCTTATTGAAATAGCCCAAACGTGTGGACAATATAATTCGGATGATATTGTAATCATGAAGGGAATTGCCAGTGAAATAGCATATTCATGTGTGGCTTATAATGGTGATATTATAATCCATCGTGGCTCGAACCCCTCCGGGCAGAATATGACAGTTTACATTAACTGTATTGTCAATTCTCTTCTTATGAGATGTGCCTATTATCATCTGTATCCAGCAGAGATGGGCAATCCCGAGCCTTTTCGTACCAATGTTGCTGTTATGACTTACGGTGACGATGTGAAGGGTTCAGTTCGACGTGGTCATGATTGGTATAATCATATTTCGTATGCGAAATTTCTGTCAGAAAGAGATATGCAATTTACTATGCCGGATAAAACCTCAGAACCTACACCCTATATGTTGGATGAGGATGCTGATTTCCTTAAAAGACATAATCGTTTTGATGAGGAGACTGGTCTTATTCATGGTACTTTAGATGAGGCGTCTATTTTTAAGTCCCTACATACCGTGTTGGAATCGAAAGTTGTGAGCTTGGCTGACCAATCTGCTATGAATATTGATGGTGCTCTTCGGGAATGGTGGCAATACGGTAAGGTTCAATATGAATTTCGTAGACAACAGATGCGTGAAGTTGCTGAACTCAGCGGTCTAACACACGCTTGTAAGGAATTGGATGTGACTTATGAAGATCGTATGAAAATGTTTCGTTCCAAATATTTTGATGAAGAGGAGGATACCCCTTTGCCCTCTGCTTATGAGAATCAATGTGGAGTCGAAATTCCATTTCACGCAGATGATCATTGTCGTGGCACTGCTTTTGACCCATTCTTCTGGTGGGAGCATGCGTGCGCCAATTTGTCTTTGTTTGTCTACCTTATTTTAGGTGTTTTAATTTATTTTGACAAGATTTGCTTTAAAATGGGAAGACCAGATAAGAGATGGTTATATGTCCTCCTTTTCACAACTGGGGGGTTTTCTCCTGCCAAATGGGTTTTCCATACGGCTCTTTGGACCGTAGTGTTGCCATATTTTGTACCATGTTACATTTGGGGGCAAAAAGCATTAATAGTGTTCTCTATAGATAAGGTCAACTATCTTATGAGAGACCGTCGCTATGATAATTACTATTAGGTTGGCCCTGTCTCGTGATGACATAAAACTCGTACACCCCGGAGCTATTCGTGGTTTAAGTTTAAAATAGCTATGTGTATATGGTTACGCCGTGGCGTATTTATTTGTTTGTTTATATATAGTCGTGTTCGCTTTGCATATAATGGCATCCAGCCGGTTCTGGATACAGCTTTTTAGCTGGGGCTCGCCACCCAATCAAATAAACTGCAGTACATTGAGTTAAGTAGCTCAGGTATCTGTATTCATAAATATTACTTACTATTAATACTAATGATAAACCTTTCTCGGTGGGTTCTACCGAGGGGGCCAGCGCAGCCCAAAATGTGCAGTTCGTTGATGGTGATTCTCAATGGACTTATAATATCGATACTGACGCAGATGCTACAACTAAGTTATCAGGTTTTTCTGATGCAGATTTAGGATCCTTTCTGAGTCGGCCTCTAAAGATTCAATCTTATAAATGGACACCAAATGATGTGGGTTTTTTCCATCAGTTTAATCCATGGTCAGATTTCTTTAGTAACTCAGATGTGTTAGATAAAATTAACAGATACCGTAATTTGAGATGCAATTTAAGACTTAAAGTTTTAATTAATGGTAATTCTTTTTATTATGGTCGTGCTATGTTATCTTATAATCCATATCTAGTAGAAGATCAAGTTACTGTTAACAGAGGATTTTTTCAGCAGGATTTAGTCCAAGCTTCACAGAAGCCGCACTTGCTTATAGATCCATGTTCTTCCCAGGGCGGTGAATTGTGCCTCCCTTTTATTTGGCCTGAAAATATGCTAGATATTACCAATACTGGTTGGCAAGATGAAATGGGTAGGTGTACCATACATGATTTTCATACCTTGAAGCATGCCAATGGGGGAACCGATCCTGTCACAGTTAATGTTTTCTGCTGGGCAGAGAATGTGACTTTATCTGTGCCTACTTCATCTGTTGCTCAGACAGGTGGGGTAGAAGTTGACCTAGACGAGTTTGGCTTTCCTAAGTATGAGGAACAGGCGAAGTACAGTAATACTTCGGGTGGTGGAGAATTTTCTCCCAATGGGCTTATTAGTGCTCCTGCATCCGCTGTTGCAAGTGCTGCCAACCAGTTATCCCGTGTTCCAGTTATTGGTCCTTATGCCAAGGCTACCGGTATGGTTGCCGAATCTTTGGGTAATATAGCTAAGGTGTTTGGTTATGCACGTCCAAATAATTTGGAAGATACGCGGCGTTATACCCCGCGCTATACTGGGAATCTTGCTAATGTTGATGCTGCTGAAACTTTGAATAAGCTTTCTGTTGATTCTAAAAACGAGCTTACAGTCGATACACGAGTTATGGGTTTGGGTGGTCATGATGAGATGACCATACATTCCATAGCTTCACGTATGTCTTATTGGCGTCAGTTTGATTGGCCTGAGAGTGCTGATTCAGATGATTGTTTGACTTCTTTTCGCGTAACACCACTTTACGCGCAAACTCTTGGTACTAGTACTTTTCGTGAACATCATGCCACTGCTTTAGCCTTTGCTGGTACACCTTTTGATTGTTGGCAAGGTTCTATCAAGTTTAGGTTTAATGTTATCTGTTCGGAATATCACAGAGGACGTTTGCGTATTGTTTATAACCCTAAGCGTAATCCTGGCGGTGCTGTACCCTTTAATCAAACATATTCTACCGTAATTGATATTACTGAATCTCGTGATTTTGAATATGAAGTTAAGTGGGCAGATGTACGTGCTTGGAATCGTTTGGACGGCATTGACACTGTTGGTATTTCGCCTTTGCATGTTGATGGCGGCCCTATCACTCCTATCGAAGGGGAAGATAATGGTACGCTTGCAGTATACGTGGTCAATGAGCTTGCAACTCCTGGTACTGCTTCTGCAGATATTAAGATTCAAGTTTGGGTTGCTGGTGGTGATGATATTGCTTTTGCAGTTCCTTCTTCTCGAAACATGAAAAATCTATCTTACTTTGTCGCCCAATCTGAGATTGCACCAATGGTTGATTCAGGAGATTCTTCTAATTCCCCTGCGAATGTTGAAGATATTCCGTCCTTTGCTCCATCCGCGTATATTCCTGATGATGATCAATATTTGGTTTATCAGGGTGAACGTATAGTGTCTTTTCGTTCTTTATTGCGACGATACCAATATCATGATACCATGTTCCCTAAGGAATTCGGTACAGATGTGGCACGCGTAGTAGAACAGACTCGTCCTTTCTTTCCTTGGTATAGAGGTTGGGCAACGGATGGTTTCGATGATGCACCTGTATTTGGACAACCTGATAAGCCCTATAGTTATTGTAATAATACCCTATTAAATTATCTAACTCCAGCATTTGTTGGATATCGTGGTAGTTTGAGGTATAAATCTATAGTCACAGGTCATCCTTATAGGCAGGCTACTGCTAATATGACTGTAACTCGTGGAAATATGCTTGGTGGTTTTTTCAATACTAGTGTTGAAAATTTTGCTTCCTCTTTCACTAATAATCGTCGTGTTGCATGTAGATTGGAGTCGGCTGGACTTGAAGGTACTACTATTACACCAATTTCTGTGAATCCAGTGGTTGAATGGGAAATGCCCTATTATACGATTGGGCAACGATTTTCCCCTGCCCGTATGATCGCATTTTTAAATAAGACATTACCAAATCCTTTTCACTTGGCAATTGATATGTTTCCGGATGGTCAAGAGCAGGAGAATCACACTCGAATCGACACTTATGTTTCTATTGGTGAGGATTTTACACTTGGCATGTTTGTCGGTGCTCCAATCTTATATAGTTATTCGAATCCAGTCGATTTTTAGGTTGAGATGATTTTTGGGTCAGATCATCTTACCACCTGTCAAGGAAAAGACAATAACACCCGTCATTTGGACGTTTAAACAACATTACGAAACTGAATATTCAGTTAGAATACCTCTCGGCGGACGAGAGGGGGGCACTTACGTCCTCGGTCGATGCTTTGCATCTCAACACGCTATGATATTTGTAGCAATAGGTTTTATATAAACTTTTTTGAGGTGCACGTCGCCTCCTAAAGTTTATGCTTTTACTATTGTTCGCAAATTTCTCCAGCGTGGACCGGAATGTATATCATTCTTGGTAGGTACGTTGTGTATCTTAGAATGATATTCTTAGATGCACTGAAAAAAGTTGAGTTAAGGTTAGAATCCTTGTGCTCTCTTCTTTTAGTACTGGTCCGCTAGCGC